GGTGCAATCGCTTTGTTTGCAACAATGGTTGCGCCAGTTATTGACGTCGTTGCAGAGATAGACGTTCCAGCGGTAACCGTGTTTAGTGATGAAACCGTATTGCCTGAAAGCGTTGTAGCTGACGAAATTGAATTAGCACTTAACGCGCCAGTGGCTGTGATGTTCGTCGTACCAATTGTGTTAGTAGCAGAGTTAAACGTTAAGTTTGAGTTAAACGTTGTTGTGCTAACACCACTTTGAAACGGGATCTGGTATTGAGCGCCACCAGAGATGTTTGCTGTTGTCGTTGCGGCTGGCGCTGACACCCAAGCAAACGCAGAGCCGGTCCAACCAAGCACAGTGCCTGTTGACGAAGGCGCACCAATAAACGACGTGGTGTTAGCCGCTGTTTGGAACGGCAGTTGATTAGCCGCGCCGTTGGCCAAGTTGGTAGAGGTCGTTGCGGTGGTCGCTGACGTCGCAGAACCTGCGGTCGTGGCAAACCCTGCAGTAGCCGCTGTACCTACCGACAAACTAGCTTGGCTTACAAACTGAGGTGCTGATCCTGTTGATGTCAGAACGTAGTCTGTTGCACCGATTGCAAGAGATGTAGGCGCAGTACCCGTTGAGTAAACGATTGAACCAGCCGCGCCAATCGACGCATACACTGGCGCTGTACCGTTTGAGTACAGCAACGAACCCGCCGCGCCAAGTGCCGCAAACGCGGGCGCTGTGCCTGTCGAGTACACAATACCGCCGGCAGTGGGGGCTACTGAGTACGCTGGCGTTGTGCCGTTTGAGAACAGCATGCGTCCTGCCGTACCAAGGGTCAAGTATGTTGTTGTGCTTGGCGCGCTTTGGTAAACAATAGCGCCCGCTGTGCCGCCGGGCAAGTTACCGGTTGCTGTTGAAGAGTCTGCAAGGGTCTTAACGAGACCGCCGCTGTCTTTAAAATACAGTTTGCCGTCGGTGGTGTTCAGCGCCACCTCGCCGGCAATTAAATTGCCAGCAATGGGCACCGCCGCCGCGGTGGAACTGAAATACAGTTGAATTGGTGTGAATCCCGCTTGTGCCATAGTTATTTCTTCTTATCGGGTGTAGTAGGAAACATTCGGACGGAAGTAAATAGGAGACTTATCGCGGTCTTCTTCTTCGGCCGACAGCGTTGCCTCTGCGGCATCTTGTTTCAGCATTTGAATTCGTGCAGGGTCAATACCGGGCAACAACTTGGCCAAGCGGTGTGACAACTGGCCTTGGATGGCAGGCACCCAACGGTCTGGAATAGCAACCTCGTTAGTCAAACGACCAACATCTTGTGGTTGCAATTCAATAATAAACTGGAACACTTGGAACGCGCTTTGTGGCACTGGCCACACGTTGATCTCAGGCGTAACCTGACGGTCCATCCAGAACTGCAACGCGCGCACACCGAGAAAATCTTTGTTAGGCAGGCTGAAGTAATCGTTACGGTTCATCCGCGCCATGGGGATGTCTTGTTGAACAGAAGCCAACGACAGGGCGCGTACAACAATTGCCGACGCGCTTGTGTTACGGAAACGCCAGAACCCCGCCGCAGGAGACCCGTCAATCTGCAGGTAGCCCCAGTTGTTGACCGCGCTGTTGCTTACCGTCCCAACTGAAGCCCACGTGATGTTGTCGTAGCTGTACTCAACAGTTAATGTTTTGTTTGGTGTTTCGCAGTAGAAACCTGCGCTCAAGAAACGCGGACTGCCGCTGAAAAACGCCGACGCAGACGCACCGGCCGCAATGCTGTACGACAGGTCCAACGTGGTTGTGTTAAACACCTGCGTTGTGTCTGTTGTGGCAGAGGGTGTGGTCAACGTGCGGTAGTTGGCCTCGCGAATGTCCACAGTGCCCACAGGCAGTGTGTACGCGCGCTGTTGTGCCTCACTACCCATCACAATGTACTCAAGCAACCACAGGTTCACACCACGGTTTGACAGGTTGATCAGGATGTACCACAGCGCCTGACGGGCCGCGTTGATGTACTCCGGTGTCAACTCCTCTGACAGCTTGCCCGCTTCTTTGTAGGCAAACGAAATCAACTGGTCAACCGATATGGTGGTTTGACCAGTTGTGTTAGAGGTGTTGTCGTAGTTGCTTGCCATTATTTTTTCTTAATGCGCTCTGGAAGTTTCTTCTGAGCAGGGCCTGCTTTCACAAAGTCTTTTCCCACAGATTGTTTGATGCCTACCTTTTTGGCAAACTCAGGGGAGTGAGCCACTCCCTGCATCAAACGTTCTTGAGACTTAGACTTGATGGGCATTTAGCACATACCGCCTTTGTTGTACTTCTCAGCAACTTTCTTAGGGCCTTTAGCGTTAGGCTGTTTGTCAATGCTCTTCACACCAATCAAACCGCCGGCTTTAAAATTACGCACAGATCCTGTGGTCATCTTAGCGCGGCCACCCTTTTTGAGCTTGGACATGTCTGTCTTCTCGCCACCGTGGGCTTGCTCGTCGTGCATCTTAAAAGCTTTTTTGACGACCTTCTTGTCTTGCGCCATGTCTGCGCCTTCAGACTCGTAGTTCTTTTTAGAGTGGTCGATGCGGGGTTTGTAAGTAGAAGCCATTTTATTTCCTTTTTGTTTTAGCAGAATCTTTGAAAGCCTGCGCTGTTGGTGCACCCTTGGTGCCGGGTTTTCTCATCTTTTCAGCAGGGCGCCCTTCGGCTTTTTGCTTTTCGATGCGTTCTCTTTTTAGGTGAATATTGGCATAGAGTCCGGGTTTCATATTAGCAGTTCCAACTCTTCAAAGAAGCTTTAGCGCGTTCTGCAGGCCCTTTAGATTTTGCTACCACGCCTTCCATCCTTGCACAAAAACTTGCTTTACGACCCGCGTCTGCCTTAGTCTTAGGATTTGGCGCGGGAGGTTTCAAATTTGAATTATTCTTGGCGTTGTACTCGGCACGGCCTTTGGCCGTCATTCCCGCGCCCTTGTCGGTCGGGTTGTACGTCTTGTCTTTTCCAGTGGTTTTACGGGGAATAGGTTTGTCGTGTTCTCGTGCCATAGTCTTGCGCTCCTATAGATAATTACCCATAAAAAAGGGCCGTTATGCCCTTAAAGTAAAGCGCATTCGGCCACTCGTCTTTTAACCAAACCGGGCAAAACCTTACCGCCGCCCTTGGTCCAGAGCATTAACTGCTCCTTGGCACCCTCCCAGTCCTGCGCGTTGATCTTGCGCTTGAGTGTGGAAGTCTGGAGTCGTCCGACGCCGAGGTTGTAAACAAAGTCCACGATGGCGTTACATCTGCGCTCATCTGTTGCCAGTATAGGGCAGTTACGTAATACCCCGGGTAGGTACGTATGCTGTAATTCAGCCATTAACAAAGCCCTAGCTGTGGGCTCGTCCATAGAAGGGTCCTCTAGGGTCACCTTACGGCCGTCTGCGTAGTAGGTAGACCCGTACCCTATGGTTGCCACGTTGGCAGGGCACAGGTACGGTTTAGCCCTGTAGCCCTCAAACCGGCGGCATAGTTCTGCGGCCAGTTCTAGGTTCATAGTCCGCGCTTGGACAGTGTACGGTCGAGGAACCAGTAGTTAATGGTGCCTGCCAACAGTGCAGAAAAGTCTGGTGTCATCATGGTGCGGAATACCTCGGTGGCCAATGCGCCACCAAGCCACGCGTTGTATGCGAACCATACGTGGATAAACGACCAAATAAACAGCACCCAGTAGGTCACTACAGGGCGCACAGAGGCCGACAGGCTGGCTACCCATCCACCGGCGGCCTTGACCATTACAGCCTGTTGTTGAATGGCCGCGTTGAACGCGTCCATCACACCGACGTCCACTGCGGCTTCGCGCTGTGCGCCGATCTCTGCTAACTTCTGTTGGCCGCGCTGGGCCTCCAAGTCGCACTGGAACTTGAACATATTGAGTTCATGCTCACGCTCGTTCTTCTTATCCAACCATTTGAGCACCTCGGGTGCCATGCGGAAGATACCGCCAAAAATAGAGCCTAGTAGGCCACCACTTAAAATATCAAACATAATTACTCCCTACAACTCGGTTTTTTGTCTTCGTTCTGCATCAACTTGATACCAGACAGGAACCCAATCATGCCGCCGATTAGAGTAGAAAACGCGGGTGAAATCATCTTGAAAATTTCTGCGTTGTCCACTTCCCTTGCCCACAGACCGAGCATAAAGCTGGTTACCATGGCCAATACCGAAATGCACAGGGTCGTGCTTACCATGAGCGTGACCCACAGGGTCAGCTTTTCCTTTGTCTCCACTTGGGGTTTGCGTACTGGTCTCTTTGTCATACGTATTTGTCAAAATGTCTTTGGTTAGAAAATATCTCTAATTCAACAGTTGTTTGGTGTGCGCGTTTGTTGTACAACTCAAGGGCATACGCCTCAACAGCCTCGTTCAACTTTTCGGCTTTCAGAGCCTGCTTATACTCATACTCCAGCCGTTGTGCACGGGTCTCGGCGGCAATTGCCCTGACGTCGTACTCTTTGGGAAACACAAACGGATACCATTTGTGTAACTGGATCATTTTTTCTCTCGCTCAAGTGCCTCTTTGTACGCATGAATGACTTTAGTTCTGAGTTCTGCTGAATCTGCTGTGCCAGCCCACTCAGACAGGTTGTTCCAAATGACAGTTAAATCTTGACTTCTGCAAAACCGCACATTGTTTGTTAACCACATTGACATCTGTTGATGCCGTTCTGAAGGGTTGTGGATTGTCCAAGCAATCGACCAAAACTCTCTTACGTGGCAACCAACTTTAGCTTCAGCACCAACTAATAGACAAACAATGATTAGTGCTAAAACTACCCATTTCACTTGTCCGCCTTGTTATCTAGCTTGTCAAAGATCTTATTCAACATCTCTTTAATTTCACCAATGGCGTCTTTAAAGTCTTCACGTCGCACAAAGTCTTGGTTGACCTCGCGGTTTAATTCTTTTATCTCAGATTTGAGATCTTTTATGGCGTCCCAGATCGTTTTCAAGATCCAACCCCCGAATGCACCAGACAGCGTAATCGCCGCGTTGAATAGGTCTTGCGAGTCCATTATCCAACCTTCCAGTTTGTGCCGTCAGAATACACCGGCGTGGCTACTGCACCACCACCCACAACTGTTGCCCCAAATGTAGGGGACAGCGCGTTAGTGACAAAAGCCCTAGCACCAAGCCCAGAGGTGGTTGCGTTAGGCAGTGTGGCTACAGTGTAAGTGGTACTGCCTTGGAATAGCGCAATAGCGGCTTTCTTTGTAACACCATCTTGAACAATAACCGTGACGTCGTTGACGTTTAGGTACGTTGCTGGTGGTAGTTGGAGTATGCTTATGTCAGCCATTTTTATGTTACCTCAAGGTCGCCGGGTGTGGGTGTGCTAGACGTGTTAGCGTATGTCGCGGGTGTCAATGAGTTACCCAAACCGTCACCAAGCATGTTAGGCCCTTGGTTGATATTTGCCACGTTGGGGGCGTTAGTAATAAGTCCGCCTTTGCCCTGAATGGCGACGGAAACGTCAGGCCGCGGGTGCCTGAGGGTGATGTTCTCGGTTTGAATGGCGGCAAGGCGCCACGGGTCGAACTGATCCAAGTCGTCAGGGCATACCATGAGACCGGGAAAGTTAGGATCCGATTTGAGAAGCGTGTACGACATTTTGCGATTACAACGATCGCAGACCGCGACGGACAGTACAGACTGCCCGCGCGTGTCACAATAGATACCGCCGTAATAGGCGTTACCCATTATCGCACTCCGGCTTGGATAACTGTGAGTGTAGGGTTGGTGCCGCCAGTAACGCGAATAGCCCGGAAGGGCTGGTTCACGATTGGGCTGGCTGGCGCCGCAACCCAAGTCATCACCGGCGCTGTAGGCACAGGGTACCCTTGCGCGTTCAATGGAAATGGGTCAGTGTAAGAAATCTCAACGGTACCAGAACCGGTGGCAACGTAAGTAACGTTGACCGGTGCAATGTACTGATCGACCGGGACGAGGACGTCCGCTCCAACTGTTACTTGACGCATGTCGGTCCTTAGGAGTTAGTTAAACCAGCACCGTAGGCGATGATAGAACCGTCAGGGTTACGCGATGTGTACTGGATGTCAAACGTGCCGGCCAAGGTGCCTGTAATGGCTGTAATGGCTGTTGCGGTAAACGTGACAGTTGCGTCGTTAGCACCAACGTTATTCAACACTGTGGCCACTGCCGCGGAAGCAGTAAACACGCAACCAATACGACCGCCAGAGGTTGTGGGGGTGATCGTACCCACGTCAACGCCGGCAATAGCCACGGTAATCACGCCACCAGTCAACGCTGAAGGCGCTGAAGTTTGCATGAAGAAAATGTGGTTAACGATTGCGCCAGCGGGGATTACAGCGGGGGCCGCTGTGGTTGTACCGACAGCAAAAACAGGAATTACACCAGCAAGGCGGGTTGCCGTGATGGGCTCAATATAGTCCTGTTGAGCAACCTGCACCGCGCCTGTGTTATCAGGGGCAATTGTGCCGTCGTTTGTGGGGTTGTTGCGCTTAAAAACGCGGATAGGGGTGTTAAAAGTTACTGACATTTTTATGTACTTTCCATAGAAAGATTACAGCATCGTCTCTATGGCGTCCGCCCGTGAGCTTTACGGGTCGATGCTGATTATAGCTCTTACATAGAATTACCCATATCCACAAACAAAAACGCCCTACCTTTGCAGGTAGGGCGTTTAGGGTGCCGGGGTCTTTACTCCCGGCTAGGTCTGCGATTACAAACCGATCGTGCCGTACATATTACGGGGATCGTGCCAACCTGTAGCATAACGCTCAGAGGCCTTGTAACGCATGCTGTCAGTCTCGAAGTCACCCTCAGAGCTACGCTCCAAAGGACGACGCATGACCAACATCAAACCGTTTTCAGCGTCGGTCTGAATGAACCAAGCCTTGCTTGAGGACAAACGAGTCACCACGTGGGCGCCGTTTGGCAACATGCCAGTAGACTTGATAGGGTTCAGATCGTTGTCAGCGCCACCAGAACGGAGGACAGACTTCAAGATAACTTCTGCTTGGAATTCCAAAGCAGGAGGTACCACGAGTTGCTCCGCCTTCAGGCGAATACGCTTACCGTTGTTGTCCACCGCAGAGCGGATTTGGATCAGCAACTGTTCCACAGATGTCTGTGAAAGTGAAGCCGCTGTAGACAATTGGTTGCTGAAAGAACGACCTTGGGAGATTGGGTGGTCATTTGCGATCAATGTTTTACCGTCGCCACCGACATAGCCGGCAGTGAACGCAAAGTTCAACAAGTTTGCACACAAAGTCTCTTTTGTCTCGATCATGGACTGAGCCAAGTGCTTCGAGAAAGTCGAGCCGATACGAATGTGATCGCCGTCTTCCATCAAGACTTTGGTCATGGCGTATGCCAAACCATAGATCTTATAGATGAAACGGGTAATGAACAAAGTACCGCCTTGGTCATACGAAACGGGTGTACCGTCAGGCATCTCAGGGGCTGTGTTCATACCGAACAGCATCACTTCTTCGTGATAGTTGCGGGGAATGCCGGTGATCTGGGTTACAAAACCCTTCCACTCGTCATCACGTTGTTGGTATACACCATCAAAGACTTCATTGAGGATAGGTTCGACTACCGCTCTAAAGTCCGTACTGCGCATTGGGGTTGCCATGTGCTACTTCCTTTCTTTAGTTATTCTACGTTAGCGGCAACGAACGCGTCGTTAGCGAGCTTGACTTGCACAACAGTTGCGTTATCACCCCAAGCGTTGTTGATTTCACGGCCGAGACCAGTGACTTGCATTTGTGCTTGTGTGCCTACGGCAACATCGGCGGGGTTCAAACCTGCGGTTGAAGTACCCAGACCACCATTGCCGATGATTTGACCAGCGGATGGTGTCAAGAAGTTGAATTCTTGACCGACTTTTGTATTTGCGACACCAGCGTTAGCTTGAATCTCATACACAATTTCGGGGTCCATAAAAATCCACATCACGACGTCAGTGGCGGTGCCCAAAGCGGGACCAAACCATTTGCTGACAGTGCGGCGGCCAGAAGCGTCTGTATACTCAACACCGCCAAACACACCAGCTAAACGCTGACCTGCTGTAGGTGCCGCTGTAGCGACGATAAGAGTAGATGTGCCTGCAGTCGTAGCTTCATCAAAAGAGACAGGAGTGCCGCTGTAAAAAACTGCCGCCGCGTCATAGACGCCGGTGTAGTTTAATGAACGGATAATGCCGCTAGGATGATATACGGGCTTCAGGCCAAAGGGAGTGTAAGTTGCACTCATTTATTGGTTCCTTAAAGTTGTTTAACTAAACCGCAAGTTATGTGCGGCTCTGTGTGCATCTTTTTCCATCTCCAAGAGGCCACCTTCCAGAATGGAGCGTCCACCTTTACCACCTTCAGCTTGGGAGCGAACCTGCGACGTGATGTTGCGCTGGTGTTCCAAAGGATCATCGTGGTGAAGCATTTTTGCCACTTCCTGATAAATGTCTTCCGGGATCTTGAATAAGATCATCTCATTACAAGATATACAACCTTCAAACTTGCCCGAGCTCATTTTGCCTAAGTGTTCAAAGCCTTTTCCTAATTCGGCGGCTTTCACTGGCTCATAACCCAACGCGATGCGTTTGTCGATTGAATCATACTGGTTTGTCGTTGACAGCCAGCAGAGGTGCATACCGGGCACTAACCCACCCGGTACGTCCGGCAGTGCGTTGTTGGACCATTTGTCCCGAAAAGCCTCCAGCCTTTCACGCTTCACTGCTTCATCAGGCGAGGAGATTTCACTCCGCGCCTTCAGTTCATCAACACGCCCTTGCAGGCGGTCGTCTAAATCTCGTGTAATTCGATTGTTAGCCATGTCTTACCCCTTATTTCGTTACTCGGTTCTTACGGTCAAAATCTGCGTAGCTTCGGATCGCTTTAGCTCGCTTGGATGGGTCATCCCACATTCCTGCGTCCTTGAGCGCCTGCACGCGGTCTCTGCTCAGTGTGAAGGTGTTCTTTACAGCACTACCACTCACGTCTGTGCGACCACTTGAGGTTCCGCTACGGCGGTTACGGTCTCCGCCTGTTTTGCCCGTGTACCGGTGGGGTAAACGTTCTTTCAATCGATTGTCCAACTCGTCCCAGTACTCTGGGTCGGCTGGATCCCAACCTTCGCTTGCCAGCGCATTGTCAATCACCTTGGCAATGCGGCTGTCTGTGTCTTTACCACTGGGGTCATACCAGCGGTTTGAATGTAACCATTCAGTAGCGTTTTGCTGAACCACCTCAGTCGCGGGGCTCGGCACGTTGTTACGGGGCTGTTTAGCCTCTTCCAACTGACGCTGTTTAAGCATTTGCACCTGCGCCAACTTTGTCTTGGCGTTGTGGAACTGCTCCATGTATTCCATTTGCTCGGCCACGTTGCCCGCCTGTGCGGCCTGCGTTGCCTTCATCTTCGCGTACTCTACGCGCGTGGACTCGTCTTCCAACAAGCGGTCGATCTGTGCGAACTGGAATCCTACTGCGGCGTTTTCCACTTGGGCCAACCGGCGCTCAAGGGTCTCGTTGCGGCGTTCCAGCGAACTGATCTTATGCTTTGCGCTTACCTCGCGTTGCTTCGTCAGGTCCTTCTTCAGGCGTCGCTCTTCACGACGCGCGGCTCGAAGGGCCTCTCTGTCTTCTTCGGTGTCACCCTCAACATTGCCACCTTCGGCAAAGCTTTCTATGTCACCATCACCGTCGTCGTCTGACGCCAATGTGTTATCTTCTGTGCCCTCAAACGGGTCAACGTGGTCGTCCATGGCGGCTAACGCACTGCCATCGTCACGTTCTTTAATGGCGATGTCTTCGCCAGCTTGCATTTCTGCTTTTTGCACTGATTTCATAACGAAATCCTTTATTCAACAAATGCGGGGAACATAGTCCTCGCGGTTTCAAAATTATCAATTGCACAAATAACCTCGCGGTCTTGCAAAATGATAAACACAACCTCGCCGTCGCCGTGTGGTACCGCCCAGCGGTCGCCGCCGTACTTGATCACACGAACAAGATCTCCCACTTCTGCCCACGGGCCTTCTGGCCACGTTTCAAGGGTGCTAAGATCTCTGTATGCCAAGGGGCCTACTGCCACCACCTTTGCAATCACCTCGTTCCATTTTTCGGTGGCCTTTGTATCACTCACTAGAATGATGCCGCCTTTTGAAACGTCTTTGGCTTTTCGCAGTTGGACTACGATTCGGTTGCCTTTAAGCTTGATTCCCGGATCAACTGCCGGAAAACAGTCGGCTTCACTCCGACCATCCACTTGGTACTTACTCTCTGTCATTGTCAGATTCCTCGTCCTCTCGCAGGACACTGTTGATAATATCCAAAGCCTCTTTCAGACCTTGGCCTCTCCCTACAAGCTGGTTGTATTTATCCCAGCTATCGACCCCGCTCAAAACGCCGTTTTGTAAAAACTCAACGGCTTCTTTGATCCTGAAGATCGATTCATATAACGGGTCTTTCATCAAAAACCCTCCTTATAACTAAGTACACACAAATGTGTGTACTTACGCCCTAACTTATTTCTTTAAACCGCGACTATTTACGGGCGGTACTTGGTACAAGGGTGCGGGTGGCGCCATTTTTGAACCAGAGGGACCTTTTTCTACTGGTGAGCCGGGGCCGCCTGCGTAGCCGGGTTTGCCGGTGATCTTGTAGTTCTTGCGAAAACCCATGTCTTGATTGCCTGTTGCCATTTTTATACTCCTGTTGGTTGTTGTGCTTGTTGGACCGCTTGGGCCAACTGTTGTTGCGCCTGCATCGCCGCATCGTGTGCACGTTGCTGTTCTGCTTGCGCTTGGTCTAACCCATGCTTACGCAGGTCTGCGTACGCTTGGCTTTCTGCTTCCAACGCAGTCATCTCTTGTGAATGCTGTTGTTTAATCTGTTGCGCGCTCAACGCTTGGTCGGCGTTGATCGTTGCCACACGCTCTTTGGAAGAGTTGTTGATGTCGGCAATAGCCACCTTGGCCGCGTTGTCTTGGTCGGCCAACTGTTGCTGTAGTCCCATCTTGGCTTGGATCTCTGCCAACTTGGCCTGCATGTCGCGCACCTTGTCTGCCATCTCGGCCTGCATCTTCTCGCGCTCCAACTGGAATCTGGCCTGCGCCTCTTCCGTTTTGCGCTTTGTCTCGGCCATCTGTGTCTGGATGAGTGCCTGAGACGTTGGGTCTGCCATCGCCGCTGACTGCATCTGGGTCTGCTTGGCCTGTTGCATCTGTTGCACCAACTGCTGAATAATTGGCGTGATGCCCTCGAATGTCTTCTGCGCGTCTTGGTTGACCAACTGCGCGGCCATTGCCAGCGCCTCTTGGGCGGCTAGGTCCAGCTTGCGCTCTTCGTTCAACTTGAACGAGTCTTTGCCACCAGCGGCGTGCGACACGTAGTTGCGCATCGACTGCAGGTAGTGCAGTGTCAGGTGTTGCTTGATGTGCTCCAACATCAAAGGCGTCACACCGGGGCCAATGAGTGGGTTGCCGCCGTACGCGGGGTCCATCATGTACGCCAAGTGCACCTTCAGGTGGTCGATGTGACTCTGGTCTGGGAACGCGGCGGCCGCGTGGCCCATTGTCATCTGAACGTTCTCTAGCGCAGGGTTGCTCTCAACCGAGCCCTGTGGGTTAGGCATGACCTTCTCAATGTCAGGCACCTTCATCAACTTCATCACGCGCATGTGCGCTTCCCGCACGTTGTACAACTGCGGCGCCTTGTCTGCCAACTGCATTACCAGTTGAGCCTGCGTCAGGCGCTGTGTTTCGCTGAAGATGTTAGGGTCAGAGATCGGGCTGACGTCTGAGTTGTCTTCAAAGTCCTCAACCGCGATCTCGGCACCGGACTGGTTGTCCATGTCTTCCAAGTACCAGTGGTTGATACGTGACAAGACCTGCAAGCTCTTAGCCTGACTGCGGTGCAGTCGCGCGTGAATGCTTGAGAATACTTTAGAACCCTGCTCGATCAACGCCTGTGTTGTGCCAACTGGTGTGTTGCTACCCGCGTCGGCAATACGGCCTTCGCTGGTCTTCACAACACCTTTAGCCGCGTCTGTTAACCAACCTAACAGGTTGTACAGCACAGAAGACGGTGGGTTGAACGGCAGTGGCATGGCCAACTTACGCACGTCGTCCACGCCGGGTGAACCCTCGATCTCTACGACCTGAGTTGGTTCAATGCGGTCTGTCTGTCCACCAATGCGTCCGCCTTTTAGCTTCAACATTGTCTGGCTGTTGTTCACGTGCGCTGAGTCCATCAACGCGCGCAATGAACCAGTCAGTGCCGCTGAGAGGCCACCAATCAGGTGTGGCATACCAATCGCATAAGCGCCGCGCCATGGAATAAACTTGTACTCGACCATCCAGTCCAGCTTGCGCATGCGCAGGTCACCAGACTGCCAGTTACGGTACAGTGCAACCACCTTGCTTGAAATCTCGTCTACCGTCATAACATACGGCGCACGTGCACCTCC